GCGGTATATAGTCGTTTTCTGCATATTTACGATGGTTTATACTCAAACTATAACAAATATCATTCCAAATACAATTTAAATGACTAATTGTCAGTAGATTAATCTATAGAACGCCCCTTAAATGATAGATTATGGCAGCGATGACTGAGAAAGAGGCAAAGCGCTATTGGGACAAGATCGTTAAACGTACAATGGCAATAAAGTCGGTTGACGATATTGAAAGCGCATCCGATAAGTCTAAACGTATAAAGATACTTGAAGCTGATTATGTGAAGTGGTTTGAATACTATTTTCCTTATTACGCTAAGAAAAAGTGTGCCTGGTTCCATAAGAAAGCTGCTAAAAACATCATATCAAATAAACGCATAAAAGAGTTGTTAGAGTGGTATCGTTCAGCGGCTAAGTCCGTACACACAGATATGGGAATTCCCTTGTTTTTATATCTGGCTAAAAAAGACCTATGGTTTATGCTGCTAGTTGGAGAAACCTCAGATAAGGCTGCAAAGTTACTATGTGACATCCAAGCGCAATTGGAATACAACGCACGAATCATAAATGATTACGGAGCTAGAAGACAACAAGGAGATTGGGCAGAAGGTGATTTCTCCACGAATGACGGAGTCAGGTTTATGAGCCTTGGTTTTCTTGAAAATCCACGTGGCGCACGTGAAGGTGACCGCCGTCCTGACTATATTGTTGTTGACGATGTAGACAACAAAAGACACATCCACAACGATAGAATTATGGATGCTGGGGTGAGTTTCATAACGGAAGATATATGGGGCTGCTTCGACACCGACATGGACGGAAATGAAAGATTTGTGTACGCGAATAACAACTTCCACAAAAACAGCATCACAAACCGCTTAAAGCAATATTTTCTCGAAGCGAAGTCAAAGACAAAACAGAGCGGAATAACTGACGTATTTGACGTACTGACAGTTAATGCCGTAAAAAACCTGAACACGTTCGAACCGGAATGGCCAGAGAAGACAACTTCAGAGTATTGGAAGAATAAGTACGAAAACACTCCTTATCGTTCTTTCATGCGCGAATACATGAACACGCATATTGAGGAAGGGTCTATCTTCAAACCTGAGGACATGTTGTGGGCTGACATGCTTCCTCTTCAAAAGTACGAAAGCATAGTGTTCTACGGTGACTTATCTTATAAAGAGCAAGGCGACTATAAAGGCCTTGTTGCCGTAGGAAAGACAGGTAGACAATTTCATGTGATATTTACCTATCTGAGGCGTGGCAGTCGTGCCAAAGTTGCAGAATGGCTATATGATCTGTATGAGGATAAAAAACTCAGCGGGTTCAATATAAAGTATAAAATTGAGGGGTTGTTTGCGATGGATGAATTCGTAAACGACTTTGATATAGAGGGAGACAGACGCGGATATTACATTCCAGTGACGGCAGACAAACGCCCTAAGGAGAACAAGTTCGACCGCATTGAGTCTTTGTCAGGACATTTTGAAAGGCATAACGTGATTTTCAATGTAAAGGAGAAAGATTCTCCTGATCAAATTAGGCTGAAAGATCAGTTCCTTTCATTCGAAAAAGGAAGCAACGTAAACGATGATGGACCTGATGCTGTGCACGGAGCTTTTAAAGAGTTGTTCTCGACTTGTAGAATTGACAATTTCAACGTTGTGACAACATCAAGAAGTTCTCGTATTTCTAACAATAAAAACAGATTTTAATTACCGTTTAAACATCATTTATATGGCATTCATAACTGATACCGATTACGACGTGCAAACCCGTCAGGAGATTCTTGCAATATTAGATAACACGGATCTGCATTCGAAAATGCGAGCTGCGGAAAAAATGGCGGAGGATCAGATACGTAATTATATAGGCGGATTCTACGACATGTATAGTGTCTTTAACAAGATAGGAGACGAAAGAGACCAATACATTGTGATGATCACAATAGACATTGCCCTCTATCATTTATGGTCACAGAAGGCTCCGCGTAAGATTTCTGAGTTTAGAAGTCAGCGATATCAAGATGCACTTGATTGGTTGAAGATTGTAGCTGGAGGTGGGAAGTGTAGTCTTCCTCCTTTGCCTGGTGAAGTTTTTGCAAGTGACATTATCATACAATCAAGACCATTAAACAACAATAAATACTAAGAAGATGGCAAAGGCAAAATCAAATAGTGGGAACAACAATCAGATATACGCAAAAATCGTTTCGACATTTAAAGATAAAAATAGAGCTGATATCAGCAAATGGAGAAACGCGTTGTCTTCTGCTGAAAACTACATGCGCCCTTCATCCAAAGAGTTGCAGGACTTATATGAGAATCTTTGTGAAGACGGCCATTTTATCGCGCAAACAGGTCTTCGCAAAGCTTCTACTACCGGTTATGGTTTTAGTATTGTGAATAAGCAGAATGGCGATATTGATTCTGAAAAAACGGAGTATTTCAATTCAGAATGGTTCTACGATTTTATGGATAACATCTTGAACTCTGTGCTATTCGGTTATACTATAATGGAATTGCAGGATCCTACATCCATGAAGTTTGAACTTATACCTCGACGAAATGTGATAGCCAAGAAGCACATGATCTTATTGAACGATTCAGGCGATAAGTTTATCGATTACTCGACTGGTTTTGATAACACCCTTATTCATTGTGGCAACCCTCTTGATTTGGGATTGATGTCAAAACTCTGCGGAATTTTGATATGGAAAAGAAATTCCATACAGAGTTGGGCGGAATTTACCGAAAAGTTTGGCATGCCTCTCATAAGTGCAACGACCTCTAGAACAGACCCAACTAATGTCGCCAAATTAAATCAGATGTTGCAAGCTCTCGGAGAAGCTGCCACTGCCGTTTTACCAGAAGGAACAACCGTATCTGTTACTCCATTTACAACGGGAGATTCGTATCATGTCTATGATTCTATGTGCGAGAGAATGGACAATGAGTTGTCAAAGGCGATAGTTGGTGGCACCATGAACACCGACAACGGTAGCTCAAGGAGTCAGGCAGAAGTGCACGAACGTAACCTAGACGACAAGATTGCAGCTACTGACAGAAGAATGGTGCAGTTTGTCGTAAACAACCAGCTAATACCAATGATGCAATTTTGGGGCTGGAACATTAACTCCGAAACTGATAAATTTCTTTTCGACACGTCGTTTGAGTTAACGCTTTCAGAACATTGGAATATTGTTAATGAAGTTATGCAGCGATATGAGGTGGAAGTGAATTGGTTATCAAAAACTTTTAACATTCCTATTGTAGGTGAAAGAAAAGATAATGTCAGTGATACTGAACCGAAAGGAAATCTTTCAAAAAATTTTCGGTAGGGGGAATGGTGCTCCCCCATCTTTATGAACTCGCACCATGTGCCGATAGAGAGCCAAAAGCAGCCTCTTTCAGTGAAAACGAGGACATAAAAAAGGCCGTAGAAAGTTTGGTTAAAAAGATATACGACGGCAAAGGTGGAATAAAAAGCGACAGAAGTCTGATTAAGGCCTTTGCACGTCAATTGATGGAGGCAATGTTACAAGGATATGGCAAAGACCTAGAAAGTTTGGAATACGGTTCTGCTGATTTTAATGCAATAGACAAACTGACTAATAACATATATCAGTTTTCTGCAGCTAAGAATTGGAACGAGCTACGAGATATGACAGATGCCTTACATGATGGGGACAGAATCAGGACATTCGATGAATATCAGACCATAACAGAGCCAATAATTGGGAAGTATAACCGCAGCTGGCTGAAGACTGAATATAGTCAAGCCATCGCTGCAAGCCAATGCGCTGCACGTTGGACGGAATTTCAAGGCAATAAAAAGGATATGCCTTTTCTCCAATATGTAGCGGTAATGGACGAGAACACAAGAGAAGAACATGCCAAACTTAATGGAGTGATAAAAAGAATTGATGATCCATTCTGGGATAAATATTATCCACCAAACGGATGGGGATGCCGTTGCGAAGCAATACAACTCTCAACTAGCAAGGCAAAAGAGACTCCAAACGGCAAAATACAGCTGCCTTCAATTCCTGAAATGTTCAGGATTAACTTTGGCAAACGTGGTTTGGCGTTTCCTCTTGGACATCCGTATTATAAACAAATACCCGATAGTGAATGGAACAATCTAAATGCAGACACTAAACACGCTGTAAACAAATACTACGAGAACAAAGTGCTGGAAATTGCGCAAGAGATGGGCATTGGAAAAAGTAAGGATAAACCATTTTCCATTGTGTCTGACAATTTAAGAAATGGGGAAATAAATATCTACATGGAATCAATCAGAAAATGTATAAACCACGTGTCTGGTTATAATAAGATGGCTGTAATTTCTTGTATTAAGAATGTTGTTAAATGGGAGCAGGTTCCTCATAATAAAAAGGATAACAAAAAGAAATACGAAAACAACTCTAATGGTGAATTTTCAAAATTTAATTATTATACACTTAAAATTAGTAATAATGAGCTATTTATAAATGTAGGGGTAAGTAGATTAACAGGAGAGGAAAAACTTTATGCAATAAAAACAAAAGAGGACAAAACCAAATGATACGCCGGCCCAAATATACTCAGGATACGATTTACTCATTTTGATTTGTCCTCTGTGCAAATATACGACTAATAATTAAAACTTAGATATATGAGCGATAAAAAGCAAATAATAAACGTAAACATTGGTTCTATAAATCAATGTAATGCATCTGTTGAAGTGCTAAAGAAAGAGGCCTTTGTTGGGGATTACTCTGATAAACAGATTGAATTTTGGAGAAGTAAACTGGAAGAAAAATACAATGGGAAAATCTCATTTGTAAAAACAGTTAGTTATTTACCCATATTAACAAAGAACGGTGACTAAAAAGTCACCGTTCAAGAGGCTACTTAAAAGCTTTCTTAATCTGATTAAGAATTTCATTTTTAGATGTCTCTGCAATAAGAGTTTCAGACCGCTTTAGGAGTTTATTTTTGAAGTCGTCACAACAACATTTGAACTCTAGGCGTTCGCCTCTTACTGTCACTTCCGGATGCTCATTGTGTATAGAGCAACGCATCCTTTGAAGTTCTTGTTTAATTGGGTACAGATTCATATCAAATGAATTTAAGTTAAACAATCCACAAAAATAACACTTAACAACATCATGTTTGAAGCAATTAAGCAATTCATCTACAACCGAAGAGTTGACAAGGAGATTAAACGTGCAGATGAGATGCACAGCAAGACAGGGAGAAAGTATATGGTAATGAACCTAAACGGTAGACCTGTTACGCTATCAAAGCAACAGGTAAAGCACATGATCAAAAGCCATCGACTCCGAACTACGATTGGCAAGATGGAGGAGATTGCCATTTACGAGACAAAGTGACTAAATTTTTTTTATTATGGTACAAACTAAAGTAGAACTTATTCTTGAACTGAAGAACCGCATGAAAACGGCTCTTCAAAAAGCAAGAGAACAAGTGAACCAAAGCACCGATGAGATGAAGGAGAAACTAAAAGCCTTCAAAAAAGTAGGTTCTGAGGCTTTCCAATCTCTTGCCGATAAATGCCCTTTGCTTGACACGGCATTAAAAACCCTTGTCACACCTATCACGGCAATAGTTGCAGGTGTGTCTGCTCTTGGTATGGCCATGACAAAGTCACTCTCAATAGCTCTTGATTGGGAAAAGTCAATGGCAAAAATAAACGTCACGGCTGGACTCACGAAACCACAACTTCAAGATTTGAGCAAGGAAATAATGAACATAGGAAGGAAAAATGTCGCTCCATTGGAGGAAGTGCCGGAAGCTTTCAATAAGCTCATTTCTGCAGGTCTAAACACGAAGCAATCACTCATGGCTCTTGATCCAACTCTAAAAGCAGCTAAGGCTGGTTTTGTGGACGTGGCAACCGTAGCAACCGCAGGAGTAAACGTGATGAACTCATCCGGGGAGGACATCAATAGAGTGTATGACGTGTTGTTTGCCACCTTAAATAAAGGTGCCGCAGAGATGTCTGACATTGCAACCTATCTGCCTAAGATCGTACCTTCTGCCAAACAGGCTGGTTATTCACTTGGGGAGACCGCAGGAGCCTTTGCTTTTCTTACTGCACAAGGTCAAAAGTCGGAAGCTGCCACAACACTATTGCAAAACTCTTTCAAAAGCCTTCTTGACCCAGCTAAGGTGTCGAAGTTTAAGGAAATAGGAGTAAACATATATGATGCTTCTGGCAAAGCGATGCCTTTTATATCCATAATACAACAACTATCAGCAAGTCTTAACGGATTAACTGATAAACAAAGAGCCGATAAGCTTGCAACGTTGGGTCTTGACCAAGAGGCAACCACTGCCTTTGCCATCATGATACAGAACGTTGGCAAATTGAGTGAAATAATTGATGGAACTGTCAACTCTCAAGGTGCTTTGAACAAAGCTTACAAAGATAGTATGACGGCTACTGACAACTGGCAAATTGCTCTTAATAATGTCAAGTTCCTGATGATTAAAATAGGACAACTCTTTATTCCAATCGTTCGCAAGGTGGGTGAATGGGCAGCTGCATTTACAAGTTGGTTAATACCTGCATTGGTTTCTGTGAAAAAATTCATGTCAGATTGGTCGCCAGTCATCTACGGAGTGGCAGCAGCCTTCGCGTTGCTAAATGGTAACATTATAGCTGCTACGATATGGACTGGTATTTTGGCTGCAAAATCTGTACTTCTTACGGCAGCTCAATGGTTGCTAAATATTGCCATGACGGCCAACCCTATCGGAATAATCATTGTTGCAATCGGTGCATTGATTGGGGCTATCGTTGCCTTGTGCCGAAGATATGAAGGTTGGACAAGTGTATGGAATGCCGTTAAGGTTACACTTGTGAATTCATTCAAGCAATATGTAGAGAATTGGAAGTTTGGTTTTCAGGAACTGTGGTCAGACATCCAAATATTTTGGCAACGTTTAAAAGGGTTTGGAGAATATGTGGGGCTACTATTCAGCAATATAGGGCAATCAATCAAAGCTGCTTTGAGCGGTAACTTTAAAGAGGCTAAAGATATCCTCAAACAGGATATTAAGACTGCGGCCGATGGAGAAATCGAAAGGCTTAAGCAGGAAAGAGAAGCTAACCGCTCACGCTACAAACAAGAAAGCACACAGCGACTGAAAGAGGTGGTTGATGCCTGGAACAATGATGAAATAGTAGGCACTATAAATCTCAAAGGTGTTTTCGCTCTTCAGCTGTTTCCAAGCCTGCTCTTCTCCGTCTCCCTGGTGGCGTGCCACCTCCGAATTGTATGCATGGAACAGCTGGTTCATGGTCAGCTTCTCCACCGGTGTGGCAAATCTTGCTATCAGCCAAAGTTTTGCCTCTTCCGTCAGCTTTTCGGCTACGTTCTTGCCGTAGTTGTTATGCACCAATACCTGATACCCACCGTTCAAATACTCTTCAAACCTGCGTTCAAAGCTCCTTGTGTTGCGGGGGAGACTGTTGTACCACTCTTCCGTCTGTGCAAACTGGGAGGCCTTCTCCACGCATCGGCGGTAATACTCCTTCTTGCTTATGCGGCGACCTGCCTCCCTCATCATCCTGCGCCGTTTGGCGAAGTAGTCGAGGATGGAGGCCTCGTTCACGTATTGCCACTGTTTGTCTTCCGGCAGTGCTGCGCGTTTGCCGTCCTTGTCGTAGTATCGGAATTCAGAATAGAAGGTCACAGCCTCCTTCTTGCGCTCTATCTCCGTTATGGCTAGCGTGGTGTTGTCGTCCTTCTTTCCCATGGCAGCCTCTATCAGAGGCAGCCTGCGGCTCGGGATAGTGGACACGTCTATGCGGGTCTCGCCGCCCTTGGCCTCTAATGTTGTCTTAAGGCCAGCACGTTGTTTGTCCATCCTGTACTGATTCAATGTCAGTCCAGCCGCCATCCAGTCGTTCACGCTTATTGTCAATATGTTGTTTATTATCTCGTACATGTTCATCGCTCTGTTTTTGTCACAAGGCGGGGAATCGAACCCCGCACCATCCGTAGGCTTTTTAATCCGTCCGGCTACCCTTTACCGGCATACTTGTGTTGTAGGGTCGGGAGCCTCACGGCTGCCGTGCCCTTGTTCACATAAAATCTATCTATAATCGTTACATCACTTCATACATGTCTATTATTGGGGTGAGAATCGCGGAAGTGACGAATTCCGAATTGCATCCGATGTTTTTCGCTGACGTAGATATTGCATCCGTAATCGTACCATCTCCGACAATCACATTCTGCATCACCTTTGATCTTCGTCCTTCTTCGGTTACTAAGGTGTATTTGAATGTCAACTTGTAGAAGGTGAAGTCACATCCGTCTGGCATTTCCTCGCTAACAAACGAGTCGCAGTTCTTGACAAGTCGTACTTGTTCTATCGTCACGGGCTCTTTCGCGTACGGTGTTATTTGTTTTATTACCTCCGCTGATGCCTGCTCCGTTGTCATCGAGTCGGGACCCTTCACCAAATACTGTTCACCTTTACCCACCACCTTGTAGGAATACTGTTCATTCTCGCGCACCACTCGCGCCGTTACAATCATTGTCTTCATTGTTCTCTTTTTATTGTTAATTATTCAAGTTTCGCAAGTTCTGTTAGCCCGCTTGCGTCAAGGGTTTAAGATTTAAGTATT